TTAGTTTTATTTTGTTCAAATTCAGACAAATAAATTAAGTTATATTTGGCTGACCATAATCTTCTATGTGTATCATATGTATCATCAATGTCTAAACCTAATCTTAATAAATTAAGATCAGGGTAAGTACCAGTTCTATTATTAAAGAAAATATTAACAAAGACTTGTATTTCTAAGAACTGTTTTTTAAATTTTAAAAACTCAGGACTTAGTCAATACGAGCGCTCTGTAATAGGTTTCTCTAATTCTAGAGATTGGCCCTTATTAGTCATAGATTGGTAAAATTGTTCCAGATCATCTGATGTAATAATCTTATCTAAGATAGATATTCGATTAGCTATTTGATTTACTTTAAATACTCTTTTAATAGAATCTTGTATTCTATTAATTAAGATTAATTTAAATGTCAATATATTAGTTGATGCGAAAAACCTATCTTTCTTAGGAATAGGAGTTAAATCCCATTTCTTAGTATTAAGATAATTTTTTACTACCTTCGAGATTAACCCAGGTTTCATTCAGTTGATATTTCTACCGAAGAAACTTAAAGGTTTATCACGATCGGTAATGATCGACAATACATCCTCCATTTTGATAGAGTTAGTTTGAAACAATTGAGTTGCGAATCCTACTAAGGGATATATTCGATCTACAGTTTTATCTGCAGATCGTCTATTACCTATAATAAGTAGTTTTCACAAATCTTTTCCTCAATTATTATTAATTAAACGAGTAGTAACTGCCAACCGTCCAAAGAAATTATTAGAAGATAATAACTCTTTGAAGGACAAAGCAGAAACATCTTCTCCAAAGAGAGAAGTACGTTTAGCAAATTCTAACACAGGTCTTGTTTCAGATATTATTGATTTAGACAAGTTTATTCCAACTCCAATCTGTTCACAGAACGATTGGTAGCGAGAAGCTATATCTTTATCAAATAATACTAAATCGTCTCCTAAGATGATGTATTGATCATATCAAACTCCTTTGGAGACTTTTCCTAATGATTGAGCGATAAACTGAATCATCATATGATGAGTCAAATTTAACATTGCTCATGAAGATAGAGCACCCATCGGTTGACCTACCTCATATCGGAGAGATTGTGTCGGGATATTAT